ATCACTATTTGGAAGTAGATTGATCTCGACCTCATTCCCAACCTTAATACCCCGTTTTTGAGCCTCTCCGGCATTAATTTCCAATGCATACTTAGCAGGCTTTTCAGGACTGTAAAGAGTATCGTTGCCTAAAACAGATATGAGAGTATTTCTAGAGATATCAACGACTTTCTTATCCTCACCAATCCAGATGATATCTAAGGAGAATTTCATTCCCCGCATAGTGATGACAGGATGTCCATCCAAATCAAAAAGCATTCCAGTATTTACTGCTAAATCATCCCGCCCTGAAAGTCCTTCAACGGGGTCATTAGCGAATTCCACTGGAATCTCTACATCATCGATGAGGACGGTAGACGTAGTAGTATGTTTGATTAAATCGGTAGACATATTACAATTTTACATCAAGAGGAAAACTATAAACCAACAAGCGACAGCGGTAAGCACATCGGCTACCGCTGCTACAATCATTCCATAAACTAAGACTTTCTCATGCATCGCCACTCTACCCGCATTTAGAGTAACCACACTCCATACAGGACATACATCCTTCAGACATAGAGAGCGGTCCATCACACTCTAGACACCGTGACCCCCCCGCTATTTCGCTAAAAGTCTCTAACGCGGTGACATCTCCATGACCATTAGAATGGCTAGAAACGCCCACAGAGCCTGATAGCACCTGTCCTATACCGTCAGCAAGTGACAACACCATTTTACCGTTATTCCATACCGGACAGCAAGTAATTCCTAACAATTGTTTTGTAATAACATCTACTGGCACACCATACTGAACAGCTGTAGATATCAAACGCCCCATTGCTTCGGTATCGGCTGCCTGGCACTTGCCCGTTTTGCCTGTTTGTGCCAAAACTTCATAGACTTGGTCGTTATCATAGTTAACAGTGACATACATTTTTCCATGCCCAGTATTCACCGAAGTAGTAGGACCAAGTAATGTGGTAGGTCTATCTTTAACACGTGGCGCAGTAGATACCGCTTCTGATGTGTTATTAGCAATAGAAACTAGAACTTCACGTTCTCTAGATCCACGCCGATATACAGTGATGCCTTTGCATCCCGCTTCCCACGCCTGACTATATGCCATAGCGATATCATGTTCAGTTGATTCATTAGGAAGGTTAATAGTTTTAGAGATACCGGAATCAACATATTTTTGGAAAGCTGCTTGCATCTTGATATGGTTTTCATGCCCGATTTCATCACTAACTGTGAATGTTTCACGAAGTTGTGGATCCATTAACCCATCAATACTGTGTCCATCTTCAAGATACTCTTCAATATCGCTGTAGGACATGCCAAGACTCTTCTTTAAATCATCATTTATATAGAAAAGTTCCATATTTTCTAATGCAGCAGACATATTATGCTTCTTATATGCTAATGCAAATAGAGGCTCAATACCGCTAGAACAGTTAGCAATCATACTAATCGTGCCTGTAGGCGCAATAGATAGTCGCCATGCATTACGCATAGTGTCCCATTCACCACCATTAATCTTGTTAAGTGGTGACTTCTCAAAAGCAGGGAAACTACCTTTATGTTGAGCTATCACAGATGAAGTCTTATCAGCTTCAGCTTTAAGAATCGAACCTATCGTATCGGCTAACTTTAATGCGTTATTGCTATCATAAGGGATATTAAGACGTACCAATAGATCAGCAAATCCCATTATCCCTAAACCAATCTTACGAGTAGATTGGTTCATAGCAGTAGTGTATTCAGTAGGATGCTTATTCGCATCAACAACGTTATCTAAGAAACGAGTACATGTAGCTATAACTTTAGCAAAACGTTCTTCGTCAAAATAATTATGTTTAATAAAATTCCCAACATTGATACTACCTAGATTACAAGACTCTCCTGAGAGTAATGGTTGCTCCCCACAAGGGTTAGTAGCATTAATCTGGCCTAGCGTAGGAGTAGTGTTATCCTGATTGATACGGTCAAGCCATACCATTCCAGGCTCACCGTTCATCCACGCACCTTTAATAATTTCACTATATAGTTCAATTGCCTTTACGAAACGGCCATCCATAGTCGCATCAGGTGCTTCATAAAACTGATGGTCAAGAGGCCATGCTAAGCGTATATATTTATCTTGCCTAACCGCTTCCATGAAATTACTATCTGCACCTATAGAAATATTGAAGTTAGTAATGTAACCTTCAGTATTTTTACAATGAATAAATTCTTCAATATCAGGATGATAGATTTCCATGATAGCCATGTGTGCGCCATCACGTTTCCCACCTTGTGTAATCATGGTGCCTACTTGAGAAAGCACTCTCAACACATGAATGGGGCCACATGCCTTACCCTGAGTAGTAGAGATGCCCTGACCCTTAGGCCGTAACGCAGATAGACTAAATCCGATGCCTCCACCAAATTTTTCTATCATTGCTTGGTCATGCGCAACACGCATGATATCTTCCATACTATCGGGAATATCCATGACGTAGCAGGCAGACATAGTTCCTTGTCCAGTACCCGCATTCATAAGAGTAGGACTATTGGGAACAAAATCTAAGTTCCACATCAAATCAAAGAAAGACTGTTCTAATTCTGCGACTTGATCTTCGGTAGCCCCATACTTGTATTCTACTTCTGCCATAGTACGGGCCACTCTATCAAACATGCCTTTGGCATCTTCGATAGGAGTACCATCCTCGCCCTTTAGATAATACCGCTTCTCTAAAATTTTAGAAGCATTATCCGTTAGGTTATATGTAGCTGCTTTCACTTTCCTCACTCCACTTTTTACAAAATAAAAACGGCTTCTGTGCCTCAGATACTAACCAGAAGCCGTTTAATTACCAGGATCTATATATTATGATGTCCCTAAGGAGATACACGTAATTCGCCCCATTTAGCTATCATTAACGCATCGATAGCATCTTGCGATAACTTACTAACATCTTGTCCTAAAATTTTAATAGCCATTGCCCTTATTTTATCCTTATCGGCTCCGCCGTGACCAATAACATCCTTTTTCCACGTCTTCACATTGACGGTGAAAACATCCATATCATGCTCCATAAACACAACACGACACATAGCTAATACGTGAACCAACTTAATCAAGGACTGACGGTTCTGAACTAAAGGAATATCCTCGATACAAACTAAATCATCTGGGGAAACATTTGAGGCTACCCACGGAAGAAACTGTAAGTACAATTCTTTAAGTCGGGTTTCCCATGACCGCGATTTAGAGATCAATTCTACCACAGCGTAACCATCTAAGGAAAGGGTTGCGATGGCAATTTTAGAAGTGCTGATGTCCAGGCCCAAGACACTCATATTTTGAAACGTTCTTGTCCACGCCGTGTAACCACACGGCTAATAGTGTCAAATTGAGAATCATAAAGACTCAAACGACCTTTCAGTAATTTTAATTCACCATTGAGTCCAATAGTACGAATTTTAAGCTGTTGTAGTTGATCATCTTCCGCAAGAGCCTGCCCTTTTAGGGAATCCTTAAGAAGACGTTTCTCTGATTCTTTTTCTAGAACGGCAACTTTAGATGATAGGAGCAAGTCATATCCTTCAGAAAGAACAGAATGCTCTCCATCTAAACGAGATATCTGATAATTCAGATAGCTTCGCCATGCTCCTAGGAATAAAAGCCAATTATCAATCTCAACATCGGTTAAACGGTCTGCATTGATGGGAAAAGTATAATGATGATTCCCCTCAGGCCGTTCCGGTACTGGATATTGAATATCAACGTTATGTAATTCCGCCGCTTTATTTAAAAATGTAGATACTTTAACCATATTAAATTCCTTTTATAAAATAATCTTTTTCGCAAGTCGCTCGATAATTACACCAATCATGTTTCCATTCGGGTTGATATGGAAAATGTTCACCATTATCTAAATATTCTTGTACTTGTTTAAACTTCTCTAAAGTAGTCGAAATAATAGATTCATTACGTTCTGTTTCACAGATGATGTATTGTTGATTATTCTTATTGATATAAAAAATAATTCCTTCATCAATACCCGTCATCAACGAATACAAATTCCATCGAATCAAATGATCATGTCGAGGAAGATAATCGGCAAACTTAGGATTCTTTGGTTCAGCCATACTCTTCAACTCTAAAAGAATCTCTTTATCATCTGATGGACGCTTAATGACTGCATCATAGAATCCTCTAATAGGTGGATCTTCATACGTAATCTCTTGTTCAGACGATACCATTAATCCAGTTTCTACCAGTTTCTTCTCTATGAATTCATGGAATACAGTACCAATACCCATACGCCGAAGATTCTGGGAAGCTATGGGATCTTGGTCATGCCCTAACATGTAATAATACAATGCTCGTGGGCATAAATGAGCTTGTGATGGACTAAAATGAGTTCGTTTATATGATGCTCGTTGTTGCGTTAAATCATACTTATCAAACGCTGATTCTATCCAATGTTTTTCTCGTTCTTGTAATACTTGACTTAGCTTAGGCATTTATTTGCTCCTGTGCATATTTTAATAAATTATCAACAAATTCGGCTTTAAAAGACGATTTAACAATCTTTAGCGGATACCTCCATATTTCAATATTATAATTAGTTCGAATATATGCATCCCGATATTCATCCCTACGAGTCATATGGTATGGGCCATCAATCTCTAACGCTAAAAGCAAATCAGGGATGTATATATCCACTACATATGGTTCAAAATCTTGTTCTAAGATACTACCAAAGCCAGCTTCTTTAACCCAAGAAGCCATTAAGAACTGTTCTGGAGTATCTTTCTTACGTGGTTCTGGCCTCATTTGCCAATCCGACGCATAGTAGGATTATTCGTATCCCAACTAGAAGTACTAGGCCCACCAGCACGGTCAGTGACACGAGTATTGCTTAGTAGCTTTTCAGCGAGTAAATCAACATCACCGGGATCTTCGGCATGTAGTAATGTATTTTCATTCGCAGGCAATTCTTCTTGCCCAATAGCACGGTCTGGCTCATCAGCAAAGTCTGGCGAATCCATTACCTCTGGTTTCATCCGACGCTTACGAGGTTTTTTAGCAGGCTTCTTCAACCCTTCACTAATCTCTGCAGTCATTTCTGCATATATACCCCTAGCATTCTCACGTAACTTATTAGAAAACTTCTCTGCCATTTCCGCAGCCAATTCTTCGTCTATATGATAAATACCTTCAAGCATACTAGCAAAACTGCGAAGAATACTATCTAAATCACCAGCTAATGTACCTACTGAAGATTGTGTAGTCATTACTCCATACTCCTTATCTCTGCTTCAATGGATGTCCGTAATCCTTCATTATCTTTCATCAATTGTAAAAACTTCTCTCGCCCAAGTGCTTTATATACCACTTCACCAGTTTCTTTATCAGGGTAAGCATATTGAGGCCCACTACGAACAACGATTCCTAAATCTGAGGCCATCATGAATGCTTCATAGATGGGATCAGGTAAACCTGTATAGTAAAAAGGCACACTAGACGTTAATAAGGGTGTATGGGTCTTATTTTTCTCAGCCTTCATTTCTATAAAAAATCCTTGAGGACTTTTTTGGTCACCGATGGTTTCTCCCTTGCGCACACGTACCATAATACGAGAGAAAAATTCCTGCCCTTTACCACCAGGAAGAGCATCACGAGTAATATAACCGCCGATACCAGCCCTAATCTGATTAATTAATATCACGGCAGTCTTCTCATTAGAGGGAGCTAACTTTCTAAATAATTGATTCATCAATCTAGCTTGTAAACCAATAGATAGATGATCCATACCCTCTTTGGCCTCTGCCGTAGGCAATAAAGCGGCTATCGAGTCTAGAACAACAATATCTACCCCTTGCTCACATAACTTCAGCAAAACGTCTAAGGCTACTTCTCCGGTATCAGGACGAGAGACGATTAAATCGTGCGTATTGATGCCTACATTAGACGACCATTCTGGATCATAAGAGAACTCAGCATCTATGAAACCACAAGTGTACCCTAATGTCTGAGCATGGGCAATTATACGTTGACTGATATACGTCTTACCTGAAGACTGATACCCAAACAACTCAGTCACAGCCTGTCTAGGAACACCACCACCAAGCATCTGGTCTAATGCTGGCATACCTGTAGGTATTCGTAACGTATCTAATGCCTCATCATCACCGACAACCAAATTAGTCTTAAGTTCCTTATTTATACTAGCAACAATTCTATCGATATTGGTCATTCTTCCGCCTCTGTTTCATCTTCATCATCTACATGTACCAAATCACCCCATGATACCGTTGATCGTTGTAGATCAACTTTAAGAGGAACACCTGTTGGCATAGGAAACTCCTGCATAATACTACGTAACTCTTCACCATCCTTCTCAGTGATATTATCAAAAAGAATCTGGTCATGAACCGTATTTCTAATTTTCCCACCCACCGATTCTACGTATTTGGCAGTTTTAAGCAAGGCAATCTTTATGATATCGGCAGCTGTGCCTTGAATCACATAGTTATTAGCAGTAAACGGCTTATCTACTATTAATTTACGCCCAAATTTACTTCTAACGTAACCATTACGTTCTGCTTCATTAGTAAGGGATTTAGAATTTGCACGAAGTTGAGGGAAACTTGAATGAAAATAATTTAATACTGTATCCGCTTGAGTCTTATTCATTCCAAGTTTCTGTTGAATACCCTTCGAACCTGACCCATATAATACACTAAAATTCAAATGTTTCCCGATTTGACGTTCCTCTTTACTTACGTCATTGATGTCTTTATTAAAAGCTAATGAAGACACAAAACTATGCATATCCATATCGTTTTTAAATGCATCAATCATATTCCGTTGTTTAGATATATCAGCAGCTATACGTAACTCAATCTGAGAGTAGTCAAAATCAAAGAACTCATTATCAGGCACAAACATGCGTCTAATTTGACCATGCTTGGGTATATTTTGTTGATTAGGCTTACTACTAGAAAATCTACCAGTACGTGTTCCTGTCGCATTCCAATGAGGATGGACTCTACCTTCTAAGTCTTTATATGGTTCCAAATAAGTTGAAGTTAATTTACCTAATTCACGCCACCTCAGTACCAACTCAGCAACCTTCGTACCAACTGGATGATTAATAAGCTCTAAAGCAGGCTTATCAACACTACGTTGACCTGTCTCTGTTTCCGCAGGAGGAGTAATGCGTAGACGATCATAAAAATATTCCTGAAGTTGTTTAGTGGAAGCAATTTCCACTGGTTTACCAATAATCTCATAGAGAGAATCTTGGATAACTCGTTGTTCCACACGGAATTCTTTTAAAAGTTGATTAATATATTCTGTATCAACGCGAAGCCCTTCCATTTCCATTTTTACAATAATCGGTATTAACTTATGCTCCACTTTAAATAAATATTCACAATCAGCTATCACATCATCTATATATAGATGTGCCAAAGCTTTAGTTAGAATAGTATCTAATACTGCATATGGATCCATAAACTCTGAGGGGACTTGGTGGTAGCCTTTCAAATGATACTGCTTTATATACTCTTTAATAGTATCCTCAGCCGTCCCTGCAACAGAGCCAAATTCTGCTTCTCCTAAATCTTTTAAGCCATGAGGCATAGCTGGATTCTTAAGATAGGCTAATCTAAGTGTATCTACTATCTTCGTAGGCATACCTGTGCCATATGTTTCCCGCAACATATGCAAATCAAATTCTGCATTGTGGAAAACATAAGTCTTATGTTCCGCTGCAAATAATGCATTCATCAACATACCGATGTTATTCGTACCATAATCGGTATTACGGATGAAAATTCCTTTATCATCCCACGCTAACGATACTCCAAATGCCTGATTAGTAGTCCAATCTAATCCTGTTGTTTCCGTATCGACAGCAACAAAGTTGTCTTTACTACTCAGGATCGAATCTTTGACATCATCTAGGTTCGTCGTATCGAATAGGCTGTAAGACGGTAATTTCTTCTTTACCTGTACCAATTCTAAATGCTCCATTAAATTTATCTAAACGCTCTACGTACACCGTGTCATCTTCAAAAGCCGATATACACTTAATTAAAAAAGGAAGTGAGAAATACGTGCGAGAGAAGTCTTTTACGATATCTGCTTCAACGAATAACTCTGCTTCAATCACAGCATTAGGTACGTAGACATCTAATCCTGCTAAACCCACTGTTCCATAATCGTGAATACGGCTACTAAGTCCCACCATATCATCTTTAGTAGTCTGTAACGCTAATCTAAACGACTCCAACAATTTCTGTCTATTAGCGGTGAACAACAATTCGCCATCAGCATCGGCCATAGCATAGACAGTATTAGGATATTTCTCATTTACCGTCCGTGTAGCGATTAATGTAGGCCCATCCGACATAACAATCTGTTGGCGGTCTGATACACCCACTTGAAGATTCGTATTAGAAAACAATCTACCGACTACGGCAGCATATTCAGGAGGCATAATTATCTCAGGTAATGTCTCTCCTGAAAATGGAATACTAGTTGCATATTGATATATAGAACCAGCCCCTGAGATAAAGAATTGTCCATCTTTATTACCTAGATACGAATACGTTAATCCCATATTTTCATAAGTTTTAGAAACAAAATCCTTGGATTTCATCAATGCCCGAAGAAAGTCTCTCTCTACAGTACAACTGATTTGCATCGAAGGTTTTTCTGGTATTTCATCATAAGGCCCATCAAGACAAGGTACAGTCACCGTAGATTGATTGGATTTTATGACGACAGCTTTCTTAGCATTAACACTAATATCTATATATTCAGTTTTAAATCCATTCACTATATTTCGTAATACTGTAGAATCAACTGAAAATGTAAATTCATCCTCTCCTTGGGACTCTAACCCATCCCATATAGGCATATAACTGTCCTGCCAAAAACTTAACTGCCCACCAATATTAGAACCAAGTAAAGGAAATGAAGAATTAGACCGTAGAGCGGAAGTGATGGTGGTCAACTTCCGCTCTACTTCACTACGATTAACCGTAACCACTAGAAGCTGGCTTTAGATTTCCCATTTGCTACCTTGGCAAGTTGATCTTCCATTGAGGCCATACGCCTACCAAGTTCAACCAATAGCGATTCATTCTCTGTCACATCAGTAGTAGTTATAACCTCACCCATGTGTTCCTCTAGTTCCGCCCATGCTTCTTTAACTACTTCTAATGCTCGATCAATCTGGGGCTTAGCTTCTTGTTCGGTATCAATATCTGCGATGGTTATAGACGGCCTAAAGAAGTTGTAGCCCCCGCCTGTTGCCATTTTTAATGTTAGACCTAGTTCCACGCTGACTTTAGACATTTTATAGTTCCTCTATATTAGCCATATTCGTATAAGCAGTTTCGGTTGCTTCTTTTTCCTCAGGAGTAGCAGCAGTTACCGTATTAAACGTCGGCAAATCTACTTCAGTAGTTAATTTTGCCGCAATCAACTCTAAATCTGGCAAATTATTTTCCATATCCAGAATCTCTTGAGCATAATCGTTTTGCACTTGAGTATCAGACAACTCTAATGCATATTGAGTCATGTTCGACGGACGACTAGAACGATAATCAAATGTCCGAGTCAACAGACTACTATAGACTTCATACTTTTCTTCAATATTTTTGAATAAAGTAAAGGACGTATTAAGCAACTGGGGCTTTTTCACAGTTTCACGATAAAACTGTCGATTACCTTTCGGTACTAAATCCCAAGGTTCTTGACCCTCACGATCAAGAAACGGATTCTGTTCCGCATGGAATGTACCATAGTGGAACACCCAAGTGAGATAACGACTCGTAGCCTTAGCAATACGCTCATCGCCTGAAACGCAATGTTCACACGGAGTAGAGATTACTGGCCCACTCTCATTAACATTCACCCGATTGCAGTATTCATAACTAGTAAACTGCTGACCCTTAGCAGTCATACCAGGGATACCATGAAATCTACTCATGTCACCATTGGTAAATTCCGTTATAAACCTAATAACCGCATGCTCTCCTGGCCTGATACGAACCGTATTACGCCAAATTGAATTGGGATTTCTAAAGTCATTATTGACTCCGTCACCAGAGCCAGAACCTGTGTTTGTGTACATACCCTTACTAATTAGTGGCATTTTAAGAACGCTCCATCATATAATTTATATCTTTTTTTAGTGCCATAAGTTTCCAATATGAGTGATATTCTAGACCTGAGAAATCTTGCATATCGCCAAAATCTTTGGCCTTTCCAGGTGGAAATGTATACTCCACACTCAAACCTAGTTTCATTAATATATCAGTGGTCTTGTAAGCCATTTTAAGGCCACTGGAGTCCTTGTCAGGGCAGATCACTATGGTGCTAGCTAAAGAACCAAGAATCTTCGCCTGTTCATGAGACACATTACCGCCAAATGTACATAATGTATTTGTCACCCCCTGTTGATGAGCATTTATCGAATCGAATAATCCTTCAACCACGATAACCTTATCATCACGTGGCTGAACCTTATCAAGTGGAAATACGGCTTTATCTCTATCCATCCCTTTACTATTAACGTATTTAGGATTACGAGAAATATTACGCTGTACACTACCCAATAATTCACCATTCTGATAGATCGGTACTATGATGCTATCAAAAGCCACATGGTACCGTATGTCAAAATCCTTGATAGTCTGATTTGTAATCCCGCGCTGCATAAGATATGGATTATCTACAGCCGAGGGTAATTGAGTCACATCATATCTAATATCATCGTCACCTATAGTCTTTAGTTTCGATTCATATTGATGGATATATAACTCTGGAAATTTATCAATCAATACTTGATAAAGATTACGATTAGGTTCTAGCTTCTCTAGCAACCGCTTCATCCCATCACGGCCCTTAATACAACCATTAAAACAATGATAGGCACCTTTACGGATATTGATAGCTAGAGAAGCATTCCTGTCGTCATGCCAGGGACAATAGGCTACAACTTCCTCACCAGTCTTTTTGGTGAAGATTAAACCAGCATCTTCTAAAAATTCTACTATTGTCATATTCATTTATCTTTTAATTTGTTGTGCTACTTGCAATGAGAGATATAAAACTATTGTTGTAAACAATGCCCAGGCTATCGCACCTGACCAGACTCCTAGATACATTGAATATTCAGCTATACGATACCCACCATAAGCAAATCCAGCATTAACTGCTATGTACAGGCTAAAAGTCGAGACTAGCCAGAGACATTGTAGGGACTTCACTAAAGGAACGGCCAATATTACCCGTATCGGTGTCAAAAGTAATCGGATAAGATCCCGGCACTGCGCGACCACTACGGATAAGAGGTATAGCGACCTCTCTAACATTAGGACTATCCTTAGACCCGCCGATTGAAACCAATATATCAACAAATCTGTTGAAATCGTAACCGTAGGCAACGTTAGACGCTGACGCAGGCGTTGAAGAACTTTCATTACCGCCCCTTTCTCTACCTGATTGATTCGTAACTAATAATGTAATGTTGGCCTCTGTAGATAGTGTTTTTAGACCGCGACAGATATTTCTAATCTGCTCCCAACTCTGACTGCCATGTTCTTCATCCTGCATAAGATAAATCCCATCTACCAGCACTAAATCAGGCTTCTTGGACTTCACCACACTAGCAACACTAGATACGGTAAATCTATCCGATGGGGTATGCAAATAATATTCTAAGTCGTTACGCTTCAAATCCTCAGATTCAAGAAGCTTTTGTAGATTATCTTCAATTCCAGGGACACCATAAAGAAGTTTTTCATGAGAAATAGGATATCCCTTCTCATAAGCTAAAATAGTATCTATTCTAGCGTCCATGTTCAACTTATTTAATTCTGGCGATATGATTACAACTCGTGACCCACGTAAATAGTTCGCGAGTGCAATCTTTAACCCTAACCAACTTTTACCAATTTTGGTATCAGCTATTATGCCGACAAATTGACCATGCAATAACATCACGGGGAAATCATCAAACGGCTCAATACCCCACCACATGCGTTGCTCTGATATTCCATCTGCTCTCAATTTATATTCCTCCAACCTTTTAATAGGATCTGAATCAACAACCACTTGGCTACGATCATCTTGACGCTGAAACCCTTGTAATTGATTAATAAGCCCCACAAGAGCAGTTTCCGCATCCTTCTGAATAGCTACCTTATGCCCATCCATTGCCATATAGATATTGCGTCGAACAACTTCTTTTCGAAATTGTTCAGCAATAGCATCAAAGTCATCGGTGGGAGCATAGCGAAATTCAGGGAACTGCGCACTGATTAGATTAAGATCAGGTGCTTTACCCCACTGAACAATGAAGTCCCAAATGAAGGTCGCTGGTTCGGGGAAATAGGGGAAGTGCCGAGGACTTATCTTATATTTTTGTCTTAGTATGTTTAAGTGTTCTGGTGTTTTTAATGAACTAATAAGTATACGTTCTATTTCTTCTGGTTCCATTCTATCCTCTTATTTGTGACCTCCCAACCTTTTGATCGGAACTAGAGTCTACCACATTGGACCTGACCCCGTCAATAGGCAATTTCATGCCTAATATGAGCTTTCAGAATTCTTAGTAGTATCCTCAGCTGCAAACCCTGCAACCGTTAACGCTTCTTCATAACTAGTAGCAACAATGGTGTACACAGTGGCAGCATGTGTAACATAAAAAACTTTTAGATTCGATAAATCGGCATCAACTCTAATACGAACCATAAAATCATATTCAGGATTTCGTAAATATTGATAACTGTTCATATGACCTATCCATGATCAACGTGATTTTGACTAAAGTGACTGTTAAGACCAGTTGTATTCTTACCTGAATTAAAGACCACCATATACATAACACCGATGGCAGGATCATTATCAGAGTAATCATATGGAACCGCTTGGTCTATATCATCGTGAAAATGACCCATAGACATAATCTTTCCTGAAGTTCCTGCACCCGTAATATTGTGTGGAAATACAGAAGTAGCTACCGAAGTGATGGTATAAGTATATGGACTACTGCCTGTTTTATTACTTAGATGATAAACACCAGCAACAGCAGGAGTCGAATTAGTTTCCGCTATAAAAACTCCCCTACCATTAGGCATACTCCCAGTAGTAGTAACTGTCCCTGGATTTCCCGTACCAATAGCAGTTATCGCATAAAATCCACCATCAGTAGCTAAATTATTAGGATAATTAACTACTTGCATCTGTACAGCCGTATATTTACTACTAGCGGTAGTCCAACGATATACATTACATGCAGCATTCGTCCAATTGCCTGGTGTTCCTGAAAGTCCCTCATGTGCACAAATTGTGGTGAAAACCAATGGAACCGAATCTAAAGCAGGCAGGTTAATAGTAAATCTACCATCAGCATCTAAATCAACATGACTAACAAAGCCAGTAAACCCTGTCATAACCTCTGCTTGACTTTGCTTTGTCTCCGTACCCCATGAATTATATGTAGCACCACTATTAAAAATATCTCTATGAGCTAAATATAAACCAGAACCTTCGGCAGTTACCTCCGAATCACGAAGGTATAAAGTACCTTCATCAAGACCAGGCAGAAAATCAGCCGTACCTGGAGTACCATTCTCATCTCTAGCTACAAAACCTAATCCTGCCCCTCCTGTAGCAACGCCTCCTCCATCAGGATGAATACCTAAATGGTCAATATACATCAAGTTCTTAGAAACTGTTTCTCTAGTATTATGATTTGAATATAATTTCTTAGTCCAACGGAATTCGTTAGTCCAATTAGCAGCAGTTCCCCCCTCAGAGTTATAAATACCATAACCAGTACCTATAGGACCATATTCATCCCTAACTACACTCCGTCCTGGCCCGTCAGGCATGAAATCTAATCCACCAACAACAGCTTTATCTAAAGGCTGGAATACAGCATTAGCAGTTTCTCTCGTCCGTGTAGCTAAATCTCTAAGTAGACGGCGTTCTGCTGTGCCTGGTTCAAAAACAGAAGTCATATCTCTAAATAAGGTAAATTCACAAGCCCAACTTCCACCTTCTGTATAACTACATAAAATGGAATAAACTAACCATTTCT